GGAGATCTCGATGCGCGTGCCGGGGCGCACCACCACGGTGCTCTCGGCGTCGAAGGCTCAGTCGGTCGAGTTTGTGGAGACCTGCGCCAAGCTCTGCCAGCTCATGGGTGGCACGGCGCAGATGATAGCCAACGAAGACTTTGTGGACGCGCTGGGGCGCATCGAGGCCATCCAGAGCAAGATTACGTTTCCCAACGGCAGCCGCATCATCGCGCTGCCCGCCAATCCGCGCACAGCGCGCGGCTATCCCGGCGACGCGGTGCTGGACGAGTTCGCGCACCACGAAGACAGCTACGCCATCTTCGCGGCCGTCTTCCGTCAGGTAGCCCTGGGCAATTCGCTGGAAGTGCTCTCGACGCCCAACGGCGAGCAGGGCAAGTTCTTCGATATCGCGCGCAACCTGGGCCTGGAGATGGGCGTGGCGCCCACTGCGCTGCCGGTCAAGAAAGACGGCTGGTCCGGGCACTGGGTCGACGTCTACAAAGCCGTGGCCGAGGGTTGCCCCATCAACATTGACGAAATGCGGCGCGGCCTGAACGACGACGACACCTGGAATCAGGAGTTCTGTTGCGTCTTCCTGAAGTCAACTGGGGCGTGGCTGACTTTGGACCTGATCGCCGCCTGCGAGGACGCGGGCGCGACGGTTGACCTGGCTCCGGGCTTCAAGGCGCGCGGGCCGCTGTTCAGCGGCATCGACGTGGGCCGCGACCATGACGCCACCTGCCTGTGGCTTGACGAGAAAATCGGCGATGTGGCTTGGACGCGCGCGATTGTCAAGCTGCACGCGATGAGCTTCCCCGAGCAACTGAAGCGGCTGAACCCGATTGTGCGCATGACGACTCGGTCTGCCATCGACAAGACCGGCATGGGCGTGGGGTTGTTCGACCTGTTGAATCTGGAAAACGAAGGCCGGCTGATGGGCGTGAGCTTCGCCGGCTCGAACGACCAGGGCGTGAAGATGAAGACCGATCTGGCGATTCGCATCCGCAAGCGGATGGAGCAGCAGCGCAGCCGCATCCCCTACGATCCGCAGATTCGCGCCGAGCTGCAGGCCATCAAGCGCCAGGCCACGGCCAGCGGGGTCACGTTCGACGCGCCGCGCATCGAGGTGGATACAGCGGTGGCCGGCGGCGTGAAGAAGAAGATCTTCGCGCACGCCGATGCCTTTTGGGCAAAAGCCCTGGCGGACCTGGCCGGCGACTCGGGAACCATCGCGCTCGACATCGAGACGCCGGCGCAACAGACGAGTTTTGTTCAAGCGAGGGGATACCTCTGATGCCCAAATCAAAAGCCCAAATCGTGCCGGAGATGCCGCCTAAGGGCGAGATCATCGCGGACAGCAGTCTCTATCTCCAGCAGATTTCTCTTTACCGCAATACGTTCGCCTTCGGCGGCAGCCGCAACCCCAGCGAGATCTGGGCGGCCATGAGCTATAACATGCCGCAAGCCATGGCCTTCTATCGCGAGCTGGAAGACAAGGACGAGGATGTGGCCAACTGCCTAGACTCGCTGAAGCTGTCCGTGCTTGAACGCGATCGCAGTGTGCTGCCCGCGCCGGGCGATGAGTCCTCCCAGGCCAAGGACGTGAAGGAGTTTGTCGAGGCGGAGCTGGGCAAGCTTGACTTCCACGCCATCCTGGATTGCGTGCTCGATGCCGCGGGCTACGGCTTCAGCGTGCAGGAACAGATCTTCGACGTGAGCAACGGCCAAGCTACGCTGCTCGACATTCGCGACTGTCCCCAGGAACTGTTCCTGTTTGGCAATCGCTTTCATCCGCAGGTTGGCTCGCTGCAACTTCTCGACAATCCCTATGCCTCGGAAGGCGCTCCGGTGCCCGAGCAGAAGTTCATGGTCTTCAGTTACCGGATGCGCGGGCGCAACCGCATGGGCCGGCCGCTGTTGAAGAGTGTGTTTTGGCCGAGTTGGTTCAAGCGCAACATGCAGCGGCTTTGGCTGCAATACGCCGAGAAGGGCCCCGGGACGGCTGTGGTTCGCTATAACGACGCGGATTCGGACTCCGAACGGAAAAAGGCGGTGAGCCTGGCGCAGGCCATGATCGAGAACACGGCCGTGGCCATGCCCAAGACCATGGAGTACGACGCCGAGCTACTCAAGATCGCCCGCTCGCAGAATCCCCAGGTCTACGAAAACTATTACCGGGCGATGCAGTACTCGATCGCGCGGCGGGTGTTGGGCGAGACGCTGACCAGCTTTGGCAACGAGGGCGGCAAGGGCTCGAACGCGCAAGGGCAGACCCACGCCGATACGCTCGACAAACGCTCCGTCGAGATGTGCCGCAGCTTGCAGTCGGTCATCAACCGGCAGCTTGTGCAGCCTTTGGTGCTGTGGAACTTCGGCCCGGACGCGCCCATGCCGGTGTGGCAGTTCGACCTGGAAGAGGCTGAGGATCTGCAACTGCGCCTGACTATCGACTCCGGGTTGCAGCGTATGGGCAAAAAGTTCACCGTGGGCTATATCGCTGACCGGTTCGATACGCCGATGACGCCGACCGAAACCGACGATCAGGAGCTGATACCCAACGTGACCGCGCCGCAGGTGGCGCTGCGCGACACCTCGACGGCCAGCTTCAGCGAGGCTGACAAGGCGGCGCAGGCGGAGCTGGGCGAGTTCGACCGGCTCTTCGACGGGCTCAAGGCGCAGTCCGCCGCGGCTTACAAGGAGCGGGTGAAAGAGATTGTGGATACGGCGGCGCCGGTGGTAACGACAGTGGTCAGTGGTCAGTGATCGGTGGTCAGGGAGAAACCCGATGGCGCTTCGCTTCCATCTGATGCCCGGCCATGACGGCGCGATCCAGGCGCGGGTGGGGAACCTGCTTGGCGCACACCTGGCCGCGGCCAACCTGCTGGGGCGCGTTCAGATCGTCAAGCACGCGCACAAGGTCTCGGGGCACAAGCTGCCCATCTCGACGGCGGTGCGCCGCGCCCGGCTCTTCGACGAAGGCGACGATACCGATCTGTATGCCAGCTTCTCGACAGATATGCCGGGCGACGACGCGGCGGACTATCTTCGCGACCTCACTCCGGTAACGAAGGAAGTCTTCGGCCAACTCAGCTCGCAGTACAAAAAAGACGCCTTCACACTGGCCGCGGCCGCCGATCTCAGACTCATCGAAAAGATTCGCGACGCCCTGGCCGAGACCGCACAGAAGGGTGGCACGGCGCAGGTCTTCGAAGCGGCCGTCCGCAAGCTCACCGACGACGCGGGCATTGCGCAGTTGAACAGCTTCACGCTCGACACGGCCTTCAACACGGCCATGCAGAAGGCTTACTCGCTGGGTCGCTACGAGCAGATGAGCGATCCGGTGACAAAGGGTGTGTTGCCGTTCTGGCAGTACTGGACGGTGGGCGACGATCGCGTGCGGCCGGAACATGAGGTGCTCGACCAGTTCACCGCGCGCGCCGACGATCCGGTGTGGATGAAGATCTACCCGCCGAACGGTTTCAACTGCCGATGCTCCGTGGTTCCGATTCTGAAGAGCGAAGCGATGAAGGCCAGCAAGGATGCGAACGAGCCGGGCTATTCCAGGCTGCCGACGTTAGCTAGAATGCTGGTGCCTCAGCCGGGATTCGCGAAGATATTTTAAGGGGGTAGCGTCTCATTTCGCTGTATGTCGCCGCTTTTACCTCATCCGCGCGGCATGACAGAGGAGGGTTTTACTGTGGCACCAGTGGCAACACAGACCAAAACGGTAGACGGCAAGACGCTCGCGGCCGGCGACTTCGCCTATGTGGGCGATCCGGACGATGTCTCGACGTGGCATCTGCCCATCGACAGCGATCACATCGCGTCGGCGGTGAAGATGTTTGGCCATGAGACGCATGTGCCGGACGGCCAAAAGGGCGCCGTCGCGCGCAAGATCGCGGCCAAGGCCAAGGCTGCCGGGATTGATACCAAGGATTTCGAAGCCAAGTATGCCAAGACCAGCGAGCACGGCGAAGCGCCGCGGCCATGGATCGAGATCTTCCGCGCCGGCGATTACTCCAGTGCCGGCAAAGGCGTGATTACGCCACAGGATCTCGACCGCGTGGTGCGCAACTACGATCCCACTTATCACGAAGCGCCGGCGACCATCGGGCATCCGGCGGACGACAAGCCGGCATATGGCTGGATCGACGGGCTGATGCGCGATGGCGATCTGCTGTTGGCGCGCGAAAAGCAGGTGGACCCCAAGTTCAACGAAGCTCGGCGGGCGGGCAAGTTCAAGAAGCGCTCGGCCGCGTTCTATTGCGACGCGAACAGCCAGGTCACCGGGCTGCGCCATGTGGCGTACCTGGGCGCGCAGCCACCCGAGGTCAAGGGTTTGCAGGATGTGCAGTTCAACGATCACGGATCGAAGTTCATCGAGGTGGACTTCGGGGAGGATGAACCAGTGGCAGCAGAAACCAAAACCGTAGCTGAGCAGATCAAGGCCTTTTTTGCGGAAACCTTTGGCGGCAACGCCCAGCCCGAGCCCTTCGCCGAAGCCGATCTCACCCGCGTCGTTAACGAGGCTGTGACCGCGGCCACGGCGCCTCTCCAGGCGAAACTCACCGCTCAGGAAACCGAGCTGAAGGCGCAGACGGCGAAGTTTGCCGAGCGCGAAGCGGCGCTGGCCGGCGGCGAAGTGAAGCAGCGCGCCACGGCGGCGATTGCCCGCGTCAAGGCGTCGGGCCGCTGGGTTCCCGCTTTCGAGAAGATGGGCCTCGGCCTGGTCTTCGACGAGCTGGCCAAGGTGACCGCCACCATCGAGTTCGGTGAGGGCGACGCCAAGAAGAAAGTCACCCCGCTCGAAACGCTGACGCTCTTCATGGAGGGCCTGCCGAAGATCGTGCCCGGCGGCCAGGTGGTCCAGATGGGCCATCGCGCCGCAGGCAAGTCCACCGGCGATCCACTGACCGATGCGGCCAAGGCGCGGCAGAAGGAAAAGAACGTCTCCTTCGGCGAGGCACTGGCGCAGATTGCGGAAGAGCAGCCCGAGTTGACTGCGGTAGGCGCCGCGGCGGGCGGGCAGGTCTAAGTTCCGAGTGTCCGCCGCAGAACACACGCGGCGGACAGCGAAGCCGGGCTCGCGACCGTCCGGCACTTTTGAAGTTCAGGCCCAGGAGGGCACATGGCGAACATCTACGTTGAAGCAAAAGGCCCCAAAGGCGCGCGGGCGAAGGAATCGCTGGTGCCCGCGGCCGTCGGTGGCTACTCGCGCGGCGTGGCCGTTGTTTACGGCTCCGACGCATACCATTGCGCGCGGGCTTCGGTGCTGGGCGAAGCGATCCTGGGCATCCTTGAAGAGGACGCGATCAACTTAAGCAATCCCTGCGCCGTGATTGAGTTTGGCCAGGTGGTGGCGCAGATTGGCGCCAACGTGACGGCCATGCAGGCGCTCACCGTGAACGCGGCCGGGCAGCTCGTGCCCGCGGCCAGCGGCCAGGCGGTGGTGGCAGTCGCGCTCGAACCGCAAATTTATGTCGCGCCGGGC